TCCACGACCATGCTATGGAGCCTGTTACGCCTGTCACCACCACACCCGAGGAGATTGTTCCGACAGGCGTCAAGCGTCCGGCAGCGTCAACAGCAATGACCATGGCGTAATAGGTGCCCGCCCACACCGTACCACCAGAGGCCGATGGGGTGCCCGTAGGTGCGCCAATGGCAGCGCCAAAGTTCTCTGCTTGATCACCGTCATTCAGGTATATACGGGCCACGGTTGCCACGTTCGTACCGACCGCCTTGAAGCGTAAACGCTGAATGAAGCCGCCATTGGTTGCATCAGCCGCAAAAACCTCTTTGTTGTACGGGCTGATGCCGGTGTAGTCGGCAGCGGCCGTCTTAACAAGTGCTGACCGAGTGATGGCGCCACGGCGCGAGTAGATGGGGTCGTTGTTTCCTGCCACGGTATCTCCTTAAGGCATTGCCATGCCTGTGAACTGGGCAACCTGCATGCCCACGTTCGCGTTGTCGATCAGCTCTGCACTTGCGGTGCAGAACACATTGCTAGTGCCCGAGAGCGTGATCAGGGCGTTGCTGTTGGAGCTCGAACGCACGTTGTCCCGGGTCAGGCCCGTGGTACCGTTGAATGTACCCTTGCCAACCTCCCACGCGGAGCCGCTGACGATGAGGTACTGAACGGTCATGGGAGTGCTGCCAAACCCGGCGGCAAAGGTGCGATAGCCCGACACCGCCCCCGCCAGGGTCACAGCCCCGGTGCCGGTGGTTGCGGTGGTCTCCTGAACGCGGTCCGCGATGTAGGGCATGGCGTCAGGTGATCTTGAACACGCCGACGGTGGCGGTCTGGTCCAGATCCACGGTCACGGTTTCGCCAACGGCCACGACTTGCGAGCTGCCGTAATCCCAGTAGCCCGGCATGACGTTCAGCGTCTTGTTGATCAGCAGCGCATAGCGGAAGGTGAAGGCGCCGCCAGAACCAGTCCAGACGGCAGGGTCAGCCAGCACCAGCACGAAGTCGGAGCCGTTCATGCCCGACGAGGTGGTGGTGACGTTGGCGCCGCCCGCCGTGTAGCCGCCGGAGGTGGCCAGGTCAGTGGTGCCGGACACGAAGGTCTTGCTGGCGGGCACCGTGTTTGTCAGGCCAATGGCCCACTGGTCGGTGCCAGCGTTTCCGCCTTCGACGATATCCTCGATGGCGGCCGGAATCTTCACATAGGATGCGGTCGGCATGGCTTACCCCTGCAGTTTGGCAAGATAGGCCCGGGCGTCGGCGGCGCGCAGCTCCAGCGCCTTGACCTCGGCCTGCATTTTGTCGCGGACGTCGGACACATCCAGCGCCAGGCGCTCGGCCTCCGACAGGATGCCGCCGGCCTGCGCCTTGGCCTTCTCCACCAAAGCTTCGGCGTCGGCGCGAACGGTGACGGCCTCGGCATAGGCAGCAGCCAGCACAGCCTCGGCTGCTGCCTGGGCGTCGGCCGCCTTGTTCAGCACATAGAGGTCAGCCTCGCGCATGACCTTCTCGGCATCGGCGACCTGCGTGGTGGCGACCGCGATCTGTGGGGCCAGACGAGCCAGGGCGGCATCGGCCTCGGTGCGGGCCTGCTCCAGCGTGCCGACCGACTCGAAGGCATCGGCCAATTCCTTGATGGCCGCAAAGCCGCGCAGGAAGCGCCGGGCGTCATCAGCTGCTTGCAAATAATTCGTCATGGATCACTCCCGGGCCAAAAGAATAACGGACAGGCTGGTGGTGCCGTCGCCTGCGGTCACGCGCGGGCGCACCAGGTAGGTGGCCTCGCACACAATCTCGATTTTAGCGGCGCTGAAATTCAGGTCGTTGCCCTGGGCGTCGGTCAGCGGCGCGTAGTTCACGCCATCGTTGGAGCCCTCGAAGGTCACGCCGCCACCCGCGCCGAAGATGCCCGTGACCTGCACGCTCTTGTCGGCATATTGGGAGAACGGGATGGCGTCGCCCTGGTCGCCGTTCTGCAGGGGGCTCCACGACACCAGGATGGTGCGGGAGTTCTTGGTGTCTTGTCGGGTGTGGGTGATCGTGGACATGGGTGCCTCGCTTGGTAAACAGGCTCCGAGTGGAGCCTGCTGTTAGATGATCGGTTCGTCCTCGACGGCATCCTTGGGGTCGGGCGCTCGGCCCTTGCCTTTGGGCTTGTCGGCCGCCTTGGGCTCCTCGGGCAGCGGCGTGAACCAGCTGCCCTTGGCGCCGTCGGCGACCTCGAACACGTCGCCAGGCTCCCGGATGGATCCGAGGTAGCCCTTTGCAGTTGCGACGACTTTCATGATCAAGCGACGGTAAAGCCGCTGGCGTAGGCCGTGTTGGACTGCTCGTCCATGACGGTGAACGCATCCACGGTGCCGCCAGTCATGGCTGCTGTGGCCACGCGGTAGGCCACGCGGATGTAGCGGCGCAGGCCGATGGGGAAGCGCGACTGCAACAGCACCTTGTTGGCGGTCAGCGCAGCCAGCGCGTAGGTCGGGCTGATCTGCACGTCGGCCCAGGACGAGTTGTCGGCCGAGTCCTGCAGCACGATGGCCAGGGTGCCAGCGCCACCAGAGGTGAACGCCGTGCCCGTGCGGATGAACAGGTACTGTTCCTGGCCCACGCCCACGTCAGCGGCAGCGCCGGTGTCGTAGACGTTGGTGGAAGCCGTGTCGCCCAGCGAGGTGATGGCCTGCAGCGCGGAGAGGTTGGTTTGAGAGTCGAGGATCATGGTGGGTTCTCCTGTGTTACGGGGCTCAGACCACGCGGGTCTCGGTCGAGAGCAGGCGGTCCACGGTGCGAACCGGGATGCCCAGGAAGGTCGTGGTGCCGTTGTTCACGGAGCCAGGAGCCACGCTGCCGAACTGGTTGATGGCGGGCTGCACGGCCAGCGCGGCGTTGGACTTGTCGAGCGCCGCGACGCCGAGGTATTCCTTCACGGTGCGAGAGGCGTAGAACACCGGGCGACCCATGCCCATCATGGGGATGCGGGCCATGGCGCGGATCATGGTCTTCATCAGCGCGGTCGAGGCGGTCGAGGCCTGCGTGCCGGTCTGGGCCACGAGGTCGGACACGTCGATGTTGGCGATGCGAACCGCATAGCGCCAGTCACGCACGGCCAGGCCGCAGTCCCAGCGCCACAGGTCAGCCACGGCGCGGTAGCGGTTGTTGGAGCCGTCGAAGGCGTCGATTTCACCGAGGTCCTTGTGATCCAGACCAGCGCTGGAACCCTTGGGGTAGATGCCGGTGATGGTGTTCTCGCCCCACACGACCAGCCACACCGAGGTGTTGTCGGAGCCGGTGCCGCCAGCGTCGATGATGTTGGCGCCGGAGGTGGCGGACAGCAGGTTGTAGCGAGGTGTCAGGCCGGTGAAGCGCTCGGGGTTCACGGCGGTGTCGCCATAGATCAGGGCTTCGCCGAGAGCCTGGTTCATGCCCTCGATTTCGGACATGGCCTCCGACATGCGGAAGGCGGCCGTGTTGCCGTTGAGGCCAGCGACCTTGACGTCGATCTCGTTGCGGGCTTCCAGGAAGCCGCAGGTGTCGACGACCTGCGCACGGGTGGACTTGCTCGGGGGCACGCCGCCGTAGAGCTTGCGCCAGGTGGGAGTGGGGATGCCGGTGCGCACGGTGGACTGGTGGCCGGTGGGCAGGTTGCCCTCGATCCAGGTCATGTCCGTGAGGACTTCGTTCGTTTGGTTCAGCAGCTCGATGGTCGAAGCGACGGAGCCATTGGGGTCGATGGACTTGGCGAAGTCATTCAACGTGACCGCGCCTGCTTTGCTGGGGAGTGTTGCCATTGTGTAGCTCCAAGAGAATGTTACGGGGTCACTTGATGACGCATTCGCATGTGTGGTGTGAAAACTACATCAATCGCAGGGGACTGTAGCAGAAAAGCCACTGTGGGGCAATCGCAACGGTCAATAAAAAAACCCTGACGCATCAGGGCTTTGTTGGTTTCCAGCAACAGGCCTAGGAGGACGACGGCCACAGACGCTCGGCCAGCGGCTTGATGGCCACGCCTGCGTTGTTGCTGCCCAAGCCCGCCGCGTCGGCCTCGCCCATGCCCTTGCCGATGCCATGCAGGAACTGGATGGCGCCCTTGTAGCCGAGCACGCCCTCGATGGCTGCGATGGTGGCGCCCGCCTTGTCGCCCGGCATGAACTGGCGGATGGCCCGGCGCGCGAGCTCCATGTTCTCGGTGTGGGCCTGGCCCCACTCGTTCTGCAGGGCCTGCGCCTCGGCCGTGTTCTTGATGTTCATGGCCTGGGCCTGGGCGGCGTCGGCGGCTGCCATGGACTCGGTCTGCTTGGCCACCAGGGCGTTCCAGTCGGCCGCCAGCCCCTTGGCCTGGTCGGCGGTGATGCCGTTCTTGTGCAGGATGGGCGCCATCTCCTTGGCGAACTCGCCCGTGTCGCCCTCGGGCACCGGCAGCTCGTAGGCCTCCGGGGTCTCGGGGCGGCCGATGGCGGCATAGAACGCCGACCACTCCTCGGGCGTGGCGTCCTTGCCGGGCATCGTCAAAGGCGCGGGAGCAGCAGGGTCACCCGCGGGAGGCGTGACAGCCGCGGCGGGATCACCCGCGGGGGCAGCGGCAGGGGCAGCAGGATCCGCCAGCAAGGCAGCGGAGGCGGTCACGGGCGCAGCAGCCACAGGGGCCGCGACGGGAGCAGCGGCAGGCGCTGCGGGAGCGACGGGAGAGGCGATGGGGTCAGTCATTTTCAAGGTCCTTCATTTGCAAGAGTTGTTCATCGGAGATATTCAGGGTGGCCTGAATGCGCAGGTACACCTCGCGCCGGCCCTCCACCAGGGCGGTCGCGTGCGTGTCGATGTGGCCGTCCTTGCCCACCACCACGCACGAGGTGTTGGCGCGGCAGAACTCGGCGAGGTCGGCGAGCAGCGTGTCGATGTGCACGCGCTGGGGCTTTGTCTGGAACACGGCCCGGTAGGCGTCGCGCAGGTTCCACCAGCGCAGATATTCGGACTTCAGTGCCATGTAATCGCTTCGAGTTGGTCGCAGAGGTCCTGGGTGGCGTCGGCCTCGGTCGCGCCATGCCCCACGAATTCGGGGAAGTCGTCGGAGGCGCACAGCACCACGCTGCGGTCGCCGTCGTTCAGCGCCCCGATCGTCACGTCCATCGTGACCACTTCGACTCTCATACGGACGTCATTGCACGATGCTCTGCATGTTGTTGGGAGCGGACGCGGCCGTGGCGCCAGCCTGGGCCAGGTCCTTGGCCGCGCTGGCCGCCACCGGAGCAGCGGCGAGGATCTGCTGCAGCTGCGCCTGCTGCGCCTGCGCTGCGTCGATCTCCTCCATCTCGTCGTCGGTGTACATGACCTTGGCCGGCATGCCGTTGAGGCGCGCCAATTCCTTCGACACTTTGTCCATGTTGAAGCGCTTGAACACGCTGGGCCCGGCCACCTGGGCCACCGGCGCCAGCTGCTCGAAGGTACGCAGGATGCCCACACCGTTCTCCGACTCGCGGGCGCGTGACAGGGGGCTGTCGAACTCGATGGCGTACATGCCGCCACGCTCCATGAGCTTCTGCGGCATGGGCGGCAGCTGGTTGGCCATCGCCATGATGTCGAGCTCGCGGGTCATCATGCGGGTCAAGAGCTCGGACTCGATGCGCGAGCCCGTGGGGCCGATGAGCTGGCCCTTCTCCTGGGCGCGCAGCATGGCCTCGGTGGCCGTGATGTTGGGCTTGTCCACCAGGATCTGGAACAGCGTCTGCAGCAGCGCGTCATTGATCACGCTGCGCTTCTGATCCATCAGCTCAAGGCCGAGGTCCACCCGGCCCTTGATGTCCATGGGCACGATCATCTGGCGGCCCTGGTCGTCGATGCCGCCCTTGTTGATCGCGGCCGGCGTCATGCGCACGGCGTCGAGGATGCCGTCGCGGGCGGTCAGCAGCGGGGGAAGCACGGCGAGCTGCGCGGCCTGGAT